CGTCTATTGACAGCACGCATCCACACAGGTTACCGTTGAGATCGTACAGGCGCTAAGCAGATGAGGAAGCCGATCGAACAGCACGACAACGACACTGTGAAGCCTTCGCCTCAGTGTGTGCACGTGAAGCGCAACGGCCAGTTCGCTGGCCAGCGGTGTCGCAATACTCCTATCCTCGGGGCAACGGTGTGCGTGTCCCACGGCGGCAATGCCGATCACATCCGCAAGGCTGCCGCGGCTCGCATGGTCGAGTCCCTACCTCGCGTCGTCGAGCGCATCAACGAGATGCTCGAGGATTCAGCCGACGCGCATCCATGCCCGTTCTGCAAGCGCGGCATGCCTCGCGACGAGAGCACTGTCCTTCGCGCCGCGCAGCTTATCTGTGATCGCGCCGGGCTCGGCCCAACCTCGAAGCTGGAGCTCTCGCAGTCCAACGATGACAAGTGGCTCGAGTTCTGCAAGCCCGACGAAGCCGAGCTCATCGGCGACATCATGGCCCGCGCCCTAGATCGTATGCGTGACGAGGGTCTCGCGGTTGGCGACTCGAACGGCGAGGCAGTCCATTGAGCACCGCGCTGCCCACGTCGATCCGACGGGCTAGCGTCGAGCGCATCGTCCGCAACAATCGTTGGCGCAGCGACCCCATCGCGTGGTCAGTGGAGCGCGCTCGGATCAAGCCGTGGTCCAAGCAACGTCAGATCCTCGAGGCGGTGCGCGACAATCGCAAGGTCGCAGTCGCAAGCTGCCATGGGCCGGGCAAGAGCTTCATTGCGGCGCACGTCGTGGCATGGTGGCTCGATGTCAACACGCCGGGCGATGCTGGCGCGATCACCACAGCCCCGACCGATGCCCAGGTCAAGCAGGTACTGTGGAAGGAGATTCGACGCACGCACTCGCGGGTCGGGCTGCCAGGGCGAACGAATCAGAAGGAGTGGCACGTCACCGGCATCACCGGTGAGGAGGTGCTGGTCGCCTTCGGCAAGAAGCCTGCCGACAAGGATCCCGCTGGGTTCCAGGGCACCCACTTCAGGCGCGTGCTGGTCGTGCTGGACGAAGCATGCGGGATCCCAGGGCAGACCGTTGACAACCCGAACTCGTTGTGGGTAGCAGCTGATTCGCTACTCTCGAACGACGATTGCCGCATGCTCGCGATTGGCAACCCTGACGACCCGACCTCGGAATTCGCCCGGGTGTGCAGGCCGGGCTCGGGTTGGCTAGTCATCCACATCTCGGCCTTCGATACGCCAAACTTCACGGGCGAGCCGATCCCCGACTGGATTGGGCAACGTCTAGTCGGTCGCACGTACGTGGAAGAGAAGCGGCGTGAGTGGGTGCCCGGGTGGAGCTGGAACCAGGAAGGCACTGCGGTCGTGCCGCCTGCGGGCGCGAAGCTGGAGGATGCGCACCCGCTGTGGCGCTCGAAGGTACTAGGCCAGTTCCCTGAGTCCAAGACCTCGATGGGCCTCATCTCGCCATCGTGGATCGAGGCTGCACAGGCGCGAACGTTGACGCCATCCACGCCTAACGAGCTGGGTGTGGACGTTGGCGCAGGTGGCGACTCGAGCACAACGGCGAATCGCAAGGGCTCGGTCGTTCGTATCATGTCGGAGGACCACAACCCTGACACGATGCAGACCTCGGGCAAGGTACTTGCTGAGCGTCGTGAGACCGGTGCGACGCTCGTGAAGGTGGATTCGATCGGGATCGGCCATGGCATCGTGGATCGCGGCAGGGAGCTCAAGGAGCCCGTGGTCGGGATCAACGTAGGCGAGGAGCCCACGTGCAACTGCGACTTCGAGCTGAAGCAGCACAGCAAGGTCTGCAACAAGACGCGGTTCCTGAACTTCAGGGCGCAGTGCTGGTGGGAGCTGCGCGAACGATTCGAGACGGGCAACATCGACCTCGATGCTTTGGACCCAGCCACAGCGGCTGAGCTGGTGTCCATCAGGTACAAGCGTACGAGCAAAGGCCAGATCCAGATCGAGTCGAAGGACGAGGCCAAGCGGCGTGGTATCCCGAGCCCGAACCGAGCTGAGGCTGTGATGCTCGTGTTCGCTACGCCCAAGGACGATGACAGCCCGACGTTTGCGATGCTCTGGTAGGGGACACGATGAGCACTGATGCGTTCGGCGCGAACGACCTACCCGAGCCTCGAGGCGTACCTCGGCGCTTCAGCCTCGTGGATGGGATGCGGCATCTAGCCTCGAGCCTTGTGGAGCGGGCTGGGCTGGCAGGCACCGCGGGCTTGACGTTCGGTGGCAAGCGCGACCTGTTCAACGTCCTGGGCTACAAGCGCGACCTTCTAGTACAGGACTACCGCGATCGCTTCGCTCGAGGCGACATCGCGGCGCGCATCGTGGAGGCGTACCCGAAGGCCACGTGGCGTGGAGGCGCGGAGATCGTTGAGGACGAAGACCCGGACGTGAGCACTGAGTTCGAGGAACAGTGGGAGTCCCTGGAGGAGCGCCTCGGTGTATGGGCGCTGCTGTCACGCACTGACGTGCTGGCAGGGCTGGGCCACTACGCCGTGCTGCTCGTTGGCGCGCCGGGCAAGCTCGAGACGCCGTTGCCCAGCATCGCGTCTGTGGATGACATCGCGTACCTCGCGCCCTATTGTGAGGACGAGGCCGCGGTCGATCAGGTGGACCTCGACTCAACGAGCGCGCGCTTCGGGCTGCCAGTCACGTACACGATCAGCCGCAAGGCGAAGATCGGCAAGAACAGCAAGGTGTTCACGGCCAAGGTGCACTACACGCGCCTCCTCCACATCGCCGATGGTCTCCTCGATGATCGGGTCTACGGGACGCCGCGCCTCGAGAAGGTGTGGAACAGGCTCGACGATCTGGACAAGGTGGTGGGCGGCGGGTCGGAGGCGTTCTGGACGCGTGTGCACCAGGGCATGATCTTCAACATCGATCCCAACGTCAAGATCGATCAGCCGCAGATCGACAAGCTCAAGGAGGAGGCCGAGGAGTTCGCGCACCAGATGCGGCGCACCCTGGCCGCTCGAGGCTTCAGCGTCGACACAACCAAGTCGGACGTTGCGAACTTCAAGGCGCAGCTCGAGGCGATCATCAGCGTCATCAGCGGCGCGACGGGCATCCCACAGCGCATCCTCCTTGGCAGCGAGCGTGGCGAGCTTGCCTCGACGCAAGACAAGGAGAACTGGGACGAGCGCGTCAGCGACAGGCGCCGCGAGTACGCCGAGCCGATCGTGCGCGCTCTGATCAAGATCCTTCAGGACACGGGCGCACTGGCCGAGACGCCCGACGGCTACGAGATCAGATGGCCTGAGCTCAAGGCGTTGACCGAGGATCAGCAGGCCACCGTTGCTGACAAGTGGTCGAAGCTCAACAAGCAGGCGGGCGGGCTGGTCGTCCTGCCTGAGGAGATCCGCGACCGCGTGCTCGGGCTCGAGGCGCTCGACCCTGAGCAGATCGCTGAGTTCGACGCACAGCAGACGGCAACGGTCGTGGACGAGGACGGGAACGAACTGGACGAGAACGGCGACCCAAAGCTCGATCCTCAGGGCAACCCGATCAAGGCCAAGAAGCCCGGCATGCCGCCCAAGGGCCCAGCCGCTGATGACGAAGAGGACGACGACGAAGAGGACGACGACGAAGAGGACGACGACGAAGAGGACGAGGACGCATAGTGGCAACGCTGAACGTGGCGCTCGACATCGTGAGCTTGCCGATCATGCGCCGACTAGCACGGCGCAATCTGCAGTCGATCGTGTCCGCGGCGTTGCGGCGCGTTGACACGACTATCGCGTGGGAGCTGTTCAACTACGGCCTCGAGAATCGTGCGTGGTCGTTCCTGGAGGCGGGCGTGCAGCCCGTGGGCGCGACTATCGAGGCGCTGCTGTCGACCGATGCTGTCGTGGACCTGCTCGAACAGGACTTCACGGTGGGTACGCGGCGCGCTGAGCAAAAGCTGCGAACGTTGCGTGCGCCCACACGGCCCTGGTCTACACGCGAGGCTGCCATCATGGCGAACCGCGTGGCAGAGGAAACCCGAGGTTCGATCCTCGCCGTTGTGCGCCGCGTCTTTGCGCGTTCGGGCTCGGTGTCGGAGGCGCAGCGGCTCGTGCGTATCACCGCGGGCCTCGACGAGCGCAGGGCGATGGCTGTGCTCAACCTCTACGAGAAGTTCCTCTCCTCGCCAGGCAAGGTCCTCTATGCTGGCAAGGTTCGCATCAGGGTGCCCGCACGCGCAACGAAGGAGCTCGCGTTCAAGAGGGCGCGAGCATACGCGAACCGGCTCTTTCGTCAACGGGTTCGCGCCATCGTACAATACGAACGCATCCTTGCCGAGCGGGTTGGGCAGCGCGCCGAGTGGCGGCTTGCGATCCTCGAGGGTCGCATCCGCGTTGATCAGGTCACGCGCACGTGGATGACCGCGGAGGACGAGCGGGTGTGCCCGGTCTGTGAACCCATGAATGGTGAATCGGCGCGCCTCGATCAGCCCTACTCGAATGGGCTGGATGGACCGCCTGCCCACATGCTGTGCCGTTGTGACGAGGAGCTCGCATGAAGCAAGCACGATCGTTCCGCGGCGCGCTATCAGGGCGGGTGCGGGCTGAGTCCTACGCTGGGCGTCAGTACGTCGTGGCGCCGGTCGTCGCGCTAGTCGAGGGTGTCATTCACGCCTCGAACGCGAAGGCGCCCGAGCTGGTCCTCGCGGCCGAGTTCGGCAAGGTGCCGCAGGGCTGGGATGGGCGCCCGCTCATGTTCGGCCACCCTGACGTGAACGGCGCGATGGTGTCGGCGAACGAGCCCAGGGTTCTCGAGACGTTCAGGATCGGCTGGGTGTTCCACGCAGAGGTCAAGGACGAGAAGCTACTGATGGAGGCGTGGTTCGACCCTGAGCTGGTCGCCTCCAAGGGCGAAGACGCGGAACGTCTATTGTCCATGGTGCGTACGGGTCAGACGACCGAGGTCTCGGTCGGGGTGTTCGTGACGTCGCAGCCCGCGCAGGGAGTCACGGCGGACGGCAAGCGGTACGCGTCGGTGTGGCGGGAGATCATACCCGACCACCTCGCCGCGCTACCCATTGGCATGACGGGCGCGTGTAGCGTCGAGATGGGATGCGGGACGCCTCGCGCCGCGCAAGAAGGAGGAGGGGCCGTGCATAAGCTCGCCGAGAAGTTCAAGGAGCTCGTGGCTCGATACATGGCCACGAAGGAAGTGAAGGACGCGGCGGAGGAGGACACGGGCCCCAGCGACTCGGAGCTCAGGCAGAAGATCGAGCAGGCGCTGTTCGCATCCGAGCCGGCGTTCCTCGGCGTCGTGGACGTGTTCCCCGACGTTGCCAAGGTCGTGTACGCAACAGCACCCGAAGGCGAGGTCGTGTTCGCTCGTCGCAGCTACACGGTGGCCGACGATGGCGCCGTGTCGTTGAGCGACGATGTCGAGGTGGGCGACCTCGTCCAGAAGTTCGAACCCAAGGCCGCTGCAGCGTCTCCCTGCGGATGCGGTGGCCACATCGAAGCAACCGCAGGAAAGGAGACGACGATGGACAAGAAGGCCAGGGTCGCCGCGATCATCGCGAGCGGCAAGACGTGCTTCACCTCCGCTTCGGCGGCTGCTCTCGAGGCACTGCCGGAGGACGAGCTGAAGGCACTCGAGGCGCACGTGAAGGTGCTCAGCGAGACGCCGGCGCCGACGCCGGAGCCGGAGCCCGCAGTCACACCCGCACCCGAGCCGGCAGCCGATGCGCCGGTGGAGGAGACGCCCGAGCAGAAGGACGCTGCCTTCTACTCCCGCAACCCCGAGGTGAAGGAGATCCTCGAGGGCCACCGCGCGGCGCAGTCGGCCAAGCGGACGAGCCTCACCACGCGCCTGCTGGCGGCCCAGAAGGTCTACAGCGAGGCGGAGCTGAAGGCGATGTCGGTCGCGTCGCTCGAGAAGCTGGCGACCGCGATCATCAAGGAGCCGGTGGACTTCACCGGTGTCGGAGCGCCGCGTGCTGCCGGCGCAAACGACGACGCGGGCGCAGTGCCCCCGCCGCCCGACATGCACGAGCGCATCCGTAACGCGAGGAAGTCCGCCTAGGCGGGCCGTCGTCCCACAGGGTCGTCGAACCCATTCATAGGAGGCTGGAAACAGATGGCACGTAGGACCATCGTACTGAAGGGCGGCCCGCCCCAGATCGACGAGCAGGAGTCGGCGCTCGAAGCGATCACCCCCGGGCACCTGGTCGAGCTGACGACCACGGGCGTGAAGAAGAACACCGACGACGCGGCGAACGTCGCCGCGGCATTCGCGCTGGAGCGCGAGGAGCTGGGTCGAGACATCGACGTGGCTTACGCGATCGGTGACAAGGTCAAGGTGGGCACGTTCCACCCGGGCCAGCGTGTGAACGCGTTCCTCGCGAGCGGCCAGAACGTCGCGAAGGGCGCGTACCTGACGGGCAACACCACCGGGCTGCTGTCGGCCGCATCCGTTTCCGCCAGCGTTCGCCTCGCGCGTGCGCTCGAGTCCGTGAACTCGACGAACGACGCCACCCGCATCCGCGTCGAGATCGTCTAGGCGACCGCGCCTAGCACCTTCAAGAAGGAGAAGACACATGAGGAAGAAGGCTGCGGTCGCGGCTGTCCGGACCGGGATGGCAAACATCTCGGTCGGCGGTCCCGAGCGCTTCGCGAAGGGCGCATCCGGCCGTTGGGCCGGTGAGCGCCTGATGCGCGCTCTCGCCGAAGGGCGTCCGTTGTCGCCCAGCGAGCTGCGCACCCTGGACACTCTCCGCAAGGACGAGTGGGTCCACCTCGATCAGGCGCTGGTCGAGGAAGGCCAGATCAGGCTCCGCGGCGTTGCGGATCTGATCGCCGCCGGACTGGTCATCCCCGTCGCGAACTCGATGGGCAAGACCATGTTCGAGTACGAGAAGGTGTCGGACATGAACCCGGCGGAGACGTCCCTCTCCGGGATCGCACGCACCGAAGACGACCGAGTGGAGTTCGAGCTGGGCAGCCTGCCCATCCCGATCACCCACAAGGACTTCGACATCAACCTGCGTCACCTGTCGGCCTCGCGCGAGCGGGGCGAGCCGCTCGACACCATGCAGGCACGGGTCTCCGCACGGCTCGTGTCCGAGCGTCTCGAGCAGATGCTGTACCTGGGCGGGCCCACGTTCGGCGGCGTGCCGATCTACGGCCTCACCACCCACCCGGACCGCAACCTCGGCGTCTTCGACGCGCCGGGCGCGTGGAACGTGGCCGCGAAGACCGGCGAGCAGATGCTCGTCGATCTGCTGCGGTGGATCGGACAGCTGGAGGCGGACCGGATGTTCGGCCCGTACCGGCTCTACCTGCCGTCGAGCGCCAGCACGAACCTCGAGAAGGACTTCAAGGCGAACTCGGACAAGACGATCCGTCAGCGTCTGCTCGAGGTCGATCGCCTGGAGTCGATCCAGGTCGTGGATCAGCTCACGACGGCGAACGCCGTGCTGGTGCAGTTCACGCGGGACGTCGTCGCCCTCGTGAACGGCGAGCCGCTGCAGTCGGTGCAGTGGGACGTCGAGGGCGGGTTCCTGATCAAGATGAAGGCGTTCCAGATCCAGGTCCCGCTCGTGCGTTCGGACGCCCAGGGCCGTTCGGGCGTGCTGCACGCGTCGTAGGCCGCATCCACAAGTAGTTCGCGGCTGTTGACGTAGAGCCCGTGGGCGTGCTCGCGCAGGCGCCCACGGAGCTCGGTTCTCCCGGAGGGATTCAGTGGCGCTGGATGCGACGGTCGGCGGCGCGAACGCGAACAGCTACCAGACTGTGGCGGGAGCTGACACCTACTACACCGAGCATCTCTACGCCTCTGGCTGGAACGTCGCGACCTCAGCTCAAAAGGCTGCGGCGCTGATCGCTGCCACACGCGGGCTGGACGGCATGCCCGCGGCGTGGAATGGTAATGCATCCACTTCCGTACAGGCGTTGGGCTTTCCACGCACGGGTCTTCTGACACGCAACGGTTTCCCACTCTCAAGTACTATCGTTCCCAACGAGCTCAAGAACGCAACCTCCGAGTACGCTGGCATCCTCCTTCGCAGCGACCCATCAGCGGCGGGCGAGGCAATCGCGATGGGCCTCACGTCCATCAAGATCGAAGGCTTGACCCTCGGGTTCAAGGAGGATGAGTCATCGGCTGGCGAGACACCGAGCTACCTGCAGGATCCCTCTCGCACGTCGGGCAAGGATGCGATGGTACCGGCGTCGGTCTTGATCTTGCTGGTGCCGTCGTGGCTCATCGACAAGCGCGACCTCGATGCGCCCTACTCGGGCATCGTGGCGGAGGTCCTGTGAGCCTCGATTCGATCATCCGCAACGCGGTCGCGGTCATGAGCTCCCAGATGCAGTCAGTCAAGAGCCCTGTTCAGCATGTGATCTGGACGGGCCAAGACGGCATGGGCGCCAAGACCACGACGACAGTCACGCGGCACCCGGTGATCTCGTACAAGCGGCATCAGCGCAGGTTGCTCGATGGACGGATCGTCGAGGTCACATCAACGTTGACGTTCCTCGAGCCCATCCCGCCGAACGGTGCGGCTGGGCGCACCGAGCCCGTGG